GACCTCTTGAGAAACAATTTCTACTTCCTCGTCTTGCATAATCATTGCAAGTTCATCTTCTGTTAGGTTCTCGTATTTTTCTTTTGTTACATCTTTCTTGTCATCCCAGTAGCATTTAAGTACGCCAACTTTTTGGCACAGTGCATCCCAGAACATATCATGCAACAATTCAAATCCATTGTTCTCTTTATAAAAAATGTGGTTTACATATGCTGTCGCTTGTTCAGCCAATTCACCATCACCTTCGTTAACTGGCTCAAATATAACTGCCTTTTGTGACTGGGTAAAGACCTTAATAAGTTGTGGCAATGCTCCATCAACTGCTTCTGCAACCTCTGCGGTTACTATTTGACTACGACCCTCTACCTCGTTTCCATAAGGCTCACGAAGATAATAGTCTAATGCGGATGCCCTTTGCAATTGTGTATCAGTTGCAATAAAGCCTAACGAGTCATCAATATGATCGCCAATAATATTGACTAATTCTCTATTGTCACTTTCGTTTACTTTCATTTTTTTCTTATCGTATGCCATTTATACTATCCATTGTTTATTAATTTCAAGAGGTTTATTCCATCCATCATCTGTTTCGTTTAATCCTACTGCTAAATATCTAAATGAATCAGCAGCATGACTTGTAAAATCATGTAAAGGCTTATCAAAAAATACATCTCGTTTTTCATCATAAGTTCTACGATAATTCCTTAATAGATCAACTGCATCTTTAACTTTCGTATTGAACCAGCATCTTGGTAAGATTCTGCGTACAGCTTGTATGCCATCATCAACTGATAACTTTGGTACAACTCTGCAATTTAATCCAGCTTCTTCTAATACTTCAAGCCTAGACTTTCCTGTTCCTAATTCTCTTACTTGTATATCATGAGGGAGTAATTGCTCTGCTGTATCGTATCGGTTATCCCTCAACCAATTAATATAATAATCTAATCCCTTACCATGATTCTCTAAATAATCTATGATGTGTATTTCTTGTCCTGCTGACTGTGCTACCCAAATACTCGTGGAATCCCCCATACCTAAATCCCATGAAACGAATGTTTTGCAAATATCATCACGAATTACACTATCGTTTATCTGTTGCTTAAACTCTAAATCGTTTATAAGAGTACCATAGTAAGCACCCTCTACTGGTGTGTGAAAGTTTACCTCAAACTCTTGTGAGTATTTATCCTCACCCATTTCTTTGAGTGCTGCATCTAATTCTTCTTGGTCTACTAAACCAGTTTTACTGGCTTTGAACTCTAATAGCTTCCATCCATCTTTTCCTATTGCTGCTTTATCTCGTAATGTTGCAAAATGGTTTCTGCCTTTAGGAGTACCTATAAAAAGAACCCAACCTTTTCTATCTGCAATTGCTGGTCTTATAATCTCACTAAATAAGCTAGGATTAATCTGTGCGTATTCGTCAATTACAACTCCGTCAAAATATGTCCCTCGCAGACTATCAATATTATCTGCTCCGTACAAACTTATTCTACGACCCATAAAGTCTGATCGTAGCTCTGCAATATTATTTATAGCTTTTAATGGTCTTGTGTATTCTGTTAGCATATCCCACGCCACTCGTTTACTCATTCCATAAGTAGGGCTTATTAAAGCGTATCTTGGATTCTTTAACTCACAATTCAATGCACTATGTATTAGCTGATTAATAGCACCAACAGTCTTACCCATTCTTCTATGTGCTACAACAACTGTAAACCTATTATCTCTTACAGACTTATGAATCTGCTTTTGAGGTTCTCTGGGTATATATCCAGTATTAATCGTTGTCATTGATTCCAGTAATAACTTGAATAGCACCACCATCTGATCCAGATAATTCTAGTGCATTAGTTTCTTTCCAACCTGCTCTTGTTTTTAACCAAAACATTTGTGCTGATGTATTTCCAGATTTTGCAGCACCAAATAAACTTTGAGCAATGGCTGCGTTAGCATCTATACGACCATCATCTAATTCTTTTTTATAATACTTAACTAATGTGTCAGATGATATTTCTAGCTTTAAACTTATATCTTCATATTTAGTTCCGACAGCAGCTAAATTTCGTACAAGTTTTCTATTATCTTCGGTAGGTTCGTGTTGTATTCCTTGTGCCATATACTTTCCTTTTTATAACTCCGAAGGTGACTGTAATATATCTGCTTTCTTACCTGTAAAATCTTCCCAACGATTTACACTAACATCAACATATCTTGGGTCTAATTCCATACCATAGCATTTTCGGTTTGTTTTCTCTGCTGCGATTAATGTTGTACCACTTCCTAAAAACATATCATTAACAATATTATTTTTTTGTGTAAATGCTTCAATTATAAATAATGGTAAATGTACTGGAAATGTTGCAGAATGAACTTTAGAAAATTCATTGTTTTTTTGACCACTTTCAGTATAAACATTGTCAATCGTACCTCTAAATTTACCAGTATTAATAGACCTTGAATTATTATATTTAGAATAAATAAAGATATATTCAAACCTACTATTTAATACATTTTCAGCCATAGCTGGTGCAGTATGACCTTTATCCCAAATAATTGTATCAACATAATCTTTTTTATTAGAATATTGATAATCTATAAGGTCTATTTTATTTCCAGCTAAATGTTGAAGATTTACAAATACATATTTTGAATACTCTTTTTGTAATTCAGTAAAGTTTATTAAAAGAGATAAATATTCTGGATTGTCATCATTATAAGTTTGATATTTATTATCTTCTAAATTTGTATTGCCGTGTAAAGTCGCATTTTTACCCATATTATATGGTGGCGAAGTAAAGCTAATATCAGCTTTTTTTCCATTCATTAGTTTATCTATATCATTGCCATTAGTTGCATCACCACACATAATCCTATGATCACCAAGAACCCAAATATCGCCTAGCTTTGTTGTGGGTTCATCAGGTACATCTGGTACAGCATCTTCATCTGTTAATCCCTCTACCTGTTCTGGATTAAGTAATGATGCTAATTCTTTCTCATCAAAACCTAACATAGTTAAATCAAAATCTGCGTCTAGGTCTTTCAGCTCTAATGATAATAATTCTGTATCCCAGTCGCTATTGACTGCTATTCTATTATCAGCAAGCATAAATGCTTTACGCTGTTGGTCAGTAAGATGATCTAATCTTATTGTTGGTACTTTTGTTAAATTTAATTTTTTAGCTGCTTCTAATCTACCATGCCCAGCAATTATTCCATTGTCTTTATCTATAAGTATTGGGTTATTAAATCCAAACTCTTTTATGCTAGATGCTATTTGTGTGATTTGCTCTGCATTATGCGTTCTTGCATTGTTAGCATAAGGTATGAGTTCACTTATTAATCTTTGTTCTATTTTCATATTTAGCAACTCTCTTGCGAGGTCATTGCTCCTTAAAAGTTTTTAAGATAGTTAAACATTATCCTTTTATTGTAGTCGTCTTTCATAGCTTCTGCTGTTACATCACCACCAAACATATTACCTAATAACCCTTCTATAGAGTAAGTAGTGTTGTATGGGTCTTTGACAATGTTAGCATTAATATTATTATTGTTGTAGCCTAGTCTTTTTATAAGTTCGTCATCAGCTGTTTTAGTTATGCCACCAGAAAAGTTGCCAACATTTGCATTTGCAGATTTTTGATACTCATCCATTAAAGCATTTATATTAAAATTGCCACTACCCATTCCAAAGCCAACTCTTGGGTTTATTGTATTCTGTTCGTTCATTGGTTGATATGATCCACCGACCATAGCATCAAAATAACTGTTATCTAAAGCAGTTCTGTTTGTAAAATTAGCAGTTGCTGTTGGGTTTTGTGTATTTGCACCTAATTCTAGCTCACCACTGTTTGGGTACATATCGTAAATGTTTATTTTTTTATATCTATCAGCCACTATGCTCTCGCTTTTTTGTTCATACACAGTCTCCTACAGACTCAAACCATCTGCGTAATTCTTGAAGTTTGTTATTTAATACCTTTTTGGTGGTTTCTTTCCTTTCTTCATTTTTATTTTCCTCGTTAGTCATTAAATTTTCTCGCATCGTTGTATTCGTAAAAATCCTACATCTATAATAAAATAAGAAAATTTGCTAGTGCGATTAT